CTAGGATCAACGGCAGCAATAAAACCGGCGGCATTGAGCTTGTATGCAAAGTTTGAAGTCCCCACGCCCAGCCCCGTGGAGTTCAGGGTCATGGCGGTGCCAGCGACTCCGCCGACGTTGGACCATGTGGCTACGCCGGTGCTGTCGATCTTGTAGCGTTCAACGAATCCGCCAGCCGCGCTATTTGAAGTCCAAAGCGAAACGAATCCGTCGCTATTGGATGCATTCTCAATACCGGCACGAATCTGCAAACCACCCATCGTGGTTGCACCAGCACCAGTCTTAGCTGTAACAAACAGCGTCGAATAATTGCCAATCGCTGGAGCGGCTTCAGTCCATAAAACTACTTCGCCAGTGTTACCAAACAGCGAGCGTGAACCGGATTTGCCGATAACTGTGGAGGGCCATGACGTAGTTCCAACCTGAAGCTGGGTCGTCGCTCCAGTCTGAACAGCGGTGCTTCCAGTAACAACCTTCAGCCGATCAGTCGCCACCGTCAGATCGCCGGTGATGGTGGCGGAGGCGAGCGTGGCGGTGGGACTACAAGCGAGGATGTTATTGATGCTGATTCGCTTGGTATTCCCTGAAGCCGGTGGAGTTGCTGACACATCCACAATCGGGATCATGTCATTTGCCGGATCGGCTGATGTAAGGTTGTCTAGTGCTGTGATCTTTGAGTCTGCCATATCAGTAAACGGTTAGAATGAATTTTCCGAGGTCTTCTTGTAAAAGGAAACTAACTCCATCCTCCAGCACTATGCTGTCGAATGTACCAAATGAAATAACCAGCTTGCTCACGCCGTCCTCTTGCAGGAGGAAGGTTTCGTCCTCTTGGAGAACATCCCTCCGCATAATCGGAGGCTCAGGCATGACCGCATTCAGCGGTCGTGTCCTGTTGATGGATGTTCCGATTGAGATCATTAGCTGCGCGCTAGGAAAGCCACAACGCTACCGGAGGAGATCTGGAATCCAGTAATCTCACCGGGAAGAGGTTGTCCCGCTGGAATGGTTTTCGACGACCAAGTGCCGCTGATATTAGTGCCAGTGATCGACGTGAAAACGGTTGGCTCGATAGGAACCAATGCAGACCAGTTGCCGGTCTGAGCGGCGGTTGATGTGACAAGCTGGAATCCCTGTCGTCCCATGCTGTACTCGGTTGCAATGTCTGCTTGAACGGCCATTTTGTTTTTCGGTTAGAGGGGAGGTCACCGGAACTTTCCAGCAACCTCCCCAATTTTACGGTTAACCTTTACGAACTTTCGGTGCTAAGGCCCCCTGAATCCACAGTACGAGCTTGCCTCCCTCAGGAACAGAAGCAGTGTTGAAATTAGTGCGTTGGAGATCCGCGCTAATCTCGGGACCAGATACCAGCTTAGTCTTGCCGGTCTTGTCCACTGCTATGGTGGTTGCGATACGCATATCCGTTGGGATTAAGCGGTGATGAGAACCTCAGCTTGCGTCTTATCGCCAGCCGCGACACCAAACATGATATCGTAAGAAGCCATGTGCGAGCGGGTAGCGCGGCTGTACCAGACCGACAGCAAGACCGACAGACCGTTCTGGCTCTCAACAGTGCGCTGTTCAACAAACTCACCAGCGATCATGCCAACCGGCAGACCGGAAGCGATAGCGATAGCGTCACGACCACAGACGAAGCCAGCGGTGTTGGCAATCGCACCAGTCCAGTCGTTCTGCTCAAAGATGCCTTCAAAGCCAAACAGACCGTTATTCAGCGGACCATAGCGAGCATCAGGGAAGGTGTTGGCAGCGGCAGAGAACTGCAAGCGAGCCAGATGTCCACCGTCCAACAGAAGCAGCTTCTGGCGATAGTTCTTAGCGAGAGCCAAGATCGCGGGAATGTCGCTAGTGTCGAAGTTAGCAGCAGTGCCAATTGTAGTACCCGCACCATAGTTGGCAGCGGTCATCACAGCGGTAATCTTCTTGCTGATACCGAGAGCGAAGACATCAGCAGAACCAGCAGCGAGATCAGCGAGCGCAAACCCCTGATTGAGTTCCTGCTGCGTGACAGCAAACAGCTTACTGATCTGGTTAACAGTGACAGCAGTAGCGGCAAGCTCGGAGTCGTTGCTGGTCTCAAAGTTGGTCGCGTTATCAACAGTCGCAGAAGAACCGGCTTGGACGAACTTTTTGACCTGAACGGTGGCTTTCGGTCGCAAGTTATCCAGACCAACGTTGCGAGTGAAGTTGCCAACCATCGCCAACTTGGTCCCCATCTCAGTGATAACCGCATCAGCGAGATAATCCACCACCAGACCAGCGGCAAAGGTGTTGCCGTTCTGGGGAGCGATCAGGTTGCTCTGACGGAGCAACTCAGAATGATTCTCGATCAAAAAGCGACGGCGGTCAGCACCAGCCTTCATCTTCTTGTGCTGCTCCAGCAGCGGGTTGCCGAGGTTCTCGATTACGGGTCGCACCGGCTCGGGAGCGGGAGCGGCGGTGGGAGCCTTCAAGCTGGCTTCCAGAGCGGAGAGCTTCGCCAGAATAGCGGTGAGATCAACGGAAGCGGCAGGAGCAGCCGCAGCCGTCACAGTAGTGGTATCGGACATATTTGTGTCGGTTGTTTGTGTTGGTTGCGGCAAAGAATCTTTGCCAGTTTCGCTGACAGCTTGATTGCCATCCGCAGAAATCTTGTCGTCAGGAGATTCATTCTCCTCATTTTCCTCACGCTCCAATTGAGCGTACAAAGCTTGGAACCAGTCTCGACCGGCAGCACCTCCCCAAAGGTTGGCAGCTACGTCAGCCGGTGTATTTGGTTCAGCTTCTAAGAATCGCGCATTGCGACCCCACCAAGCGTTTGCTTTTTGGACCTTCGCTTCGGTAGGTGCTTCTCCAGCAACTAGCGATTCAGCCTCAAGAACAGTTGCCTTCTCAAGACCGTCACCAGCAAGACCTTCAGCGTATTGCTCAAGACCTCTGCGGAGGTTGTTCTTGACCGTCTCAGGAGCGGTCTTAGTAACAGCGCGAGGATGCCATTTAGCAGCCATCGCAAGCTGTTTGATCGGCTTATCCACAAGACCAAAAGCAACAGCTTCAGGAGTAGTAAACCAAGTCTCTGCTTTCATCGCAGCGCGGATAGACTCAGGAGAGCGTCCGGTCTTTTTAGCGTACACTCCAACCAGCACCTCAGCGTGTTGGTCCAAAGCGTCAGCCATCTTCCGCATATCTTCGGACGTACCCGAAGCCATACCAGAAGGATCGTGAATCATCATCAGAGCAGCATCAGCCATCTCGACCTTATCGCCAGCAAGCGCGATAATCGAAGCAATGGAAGCCGCAATGCCGACAACGCGAGTGGTCACCGGAGCGCGACGACCGCGCAACTGGTTGTAAATCGACAACCCATCCCACACATTGCCACCGGGAGAGTTAATCTCGACAAGCAGCGGACCATTACCCACTTCGTTGAGAACATCCGAGAACTGCTTGCCAGACAGACCAGAACCGCCAAACCAGTCTTCGCCAATCTGGTCAAAGATCTGAATGGTCGCAGTCTCACCAGCGGAAGCCGCTGGAGCGTAATACAACCAATCGCTTTTCTTAGTGAAGCTCATTCTGTTTTCTTAGCTCGCGGCTTGCGTTGTTTCTTTACTACAGCAGTGACAACAGTGTCGTCAACTACTGGTGATGTATTACCATTATCAGGAGCAGCAACTGGAGCAGGAGCGTCGTCCTCAGTGTCAATTGCAATAGCAGCAACCGGAACGCTCGGAGCTTTCTCTTTCTGGATTGTAGAAATCTCAGAAACATCCAAGCCGTACTTTCCAGCCAACTGACGAACAAACAAAGCTTGTTGTGCTTTAGCTTCTAGCGAAGAACGCCAGTCAAGACCTCTCGCACCATAGACCTCATCGTAAGTCACAATACCAGCTTCCAACTCAGCCAACTGAGCCGCAGAGTTACGGCCAACATCGACATTTGGAGAGCGCGGAGCGGTAATTGAAACTTCGTACCAATCCGCTGGAGCGTCATTGAGAGCCGGATCTGTCTTGATCGCGTACTCCATAACGTACTCGTAAATACGTCGAGCCGCCGAAGCCATCACTTGATGCCGAGACTTGAACCAGACCGCAGACATATCTAGCGCACCGCGATAGACAGTTCCCTGCATCGACTCTGGATAGACAAGAACGTAAGGAATACCAACGCCAGCACAGACCTTTTCGGTCAGTTGCCGCCAGTATTCGCGCATATTTACACCGGGACGCTCCGTTGCGAACTGCTCAAATGAATCACCGTTCTTCAGTACTTTAACAGCAGATCCAAATACCTGCTCGTAGTAATTCTCAGCGGTGTTCTGAGTGGTTCCAGCCGTACCAGCGCGGAGGTTGCTGGCTTGGACCTCACCGGAAACGGTCTTAACGATCTGAGCGACCGAAGCTCCTAACTTACAAGCTTCCATCTCCAACTTTTGAAGGTCGTCAAGATCGTGAAGATCGTTGATAACACTAGAGACAAACGGAAGACCGCGAAGCTGTGCGGGACGATTTGGTTCGTAGATATGCACTACGGAGTCCGCGCTGATGCTGCGGACATCAACCAGATTCCCCTGACTCTTCTCGTTACCGATAAAGTAAGCGACAGCGCGACCAGTGCGAGGGTCAAAGCGAACACCGTCAAATACGGTTTCGTCTGACTCCATTCCTTTGGGAGTCGCAATTGATTGAGCTTCTATAAGCTGCAATCGCGGCTTGCCGCTTTCACCTTTGGTTAGCAGCAAGAAACTCTCGCCATCGTAGAACCAACCGCGAGCGGCTTGCCCCATCAGAGTGCCAAATGATTGGCGAGAACCGATGTCGGGATAGCGGCTCCAAATATCAAACCACTTCTTAGCCGCAAGATTCCAAGCCGGATCGCTTGAAGCCGGTTGAACAGAAAAGCTTGAACCAACTGTGTAAGACTCAAACAAGTCTCCCAATCTGTTCATTATCGCGTTGTTCTGTTCAAAAAACCGCGATTTGCGAACAATGGCTTGACGGGTCGAACTGGTTACGTCGAAGCGAGCCGAAGTGTAAGACGTATCGAGATACGAACGACGCAGAGACTGACCGGCTCCTTCGTATTTGTTAACGGGAGCGGGAAACAGCTTGTTGGCTATGGTTTGCAGGATTCCCATTAGCTCATGCGGGTTGTGGCTTCACGTCGAAATTGCGTGAAATCACCGTAATACCGAGTGGTTGCAACAAGAACACTGCCAAGCATCTTGTTGTAAATCTGGAGATCAGACGGACTAGTGATGCCGTCTCCATTTAGGAGAACCACAGCGTAATCGTAATCACTCAGCAGTGATTCCCACATTTCCAACATCTCACCAGCGGAGGCGGAACCTTTACCGGGTTCAGCGAACTCAACCGAAACATCAGAACTGGAAGTGCTGCGGACTAGCTGACCAGACTCCAGAGTGTTAGCTGCAACAGTAAGCTTTGCGGTTAACGCTTGCAGCAAAGTCAAAGCACCGAGACTTGCGTATGTAGTACGCAAGTAAGATCGCTTTGTTGCTACGGTGTAAGTCACCACTGAGCGGACTATCCACAGAGCAAAGCTTGTGTCAAGCGGCAGAACTTTCCGCTGTGCTAGATCTCAAGTCGTTCCAGAGCATCACCATTGCTAACTGCATGATCTCGCAATCATGCAAATGATCCGGCCAACGAGTATTCCGCTTAAACCACAAGTGTTTGATTCGACCGGAGCGGTTAGCTGTCGGCTTCAAAACATGAGAGTCCAAGTGCTTCCAGTATGTATCAGAATCAGCCGCAAATGCTCCTTCAGCCTCAAGTGGTGCTGGTAAGCTGCAAACGGTCCACTGGTTAGCTTCCGATCCTTTACGGAGCCGCTGGAGAACGTCGCGCATATGCTCAGTGTCAAAGACTAGCAACGGCTGGACGACATCCGTTCGCATTGAAGTTGAGGTTGTGATTCCAAATGGATGGATTGAGCCGGTCTTGGAAGTAAACCGCGCACCAGTCTCTCGACCTTTCATCGGCAACCAACCGATTAGCATCGGCTTCCGAAGACCTCCCTCCGGTGGGTAGCGCAAGCCGCAGGGATAGGTTATCGGAGAGTTGCTGAGTTGGGAAAACTCCGCGCAAGCATCGTACACCGCTTGCGTGTTGTAGCCGGAGTCAATCCCAACATCCATGTCATGCACTTTGTAATGTAGCTGGATGCGTCGGAGAGCGGCAAAGTCGTCAGCGTGACCAGCCGCAACCAGTCTTGAGTTGCCGCCAGACCATTCTCGACAGACCCACCAGAGAAACGGAGCAGCGGCTTGTACGTCTGCGGTCAAGTAGCGTCTAGCTTCCGGCATCTCTGCATCTGAGACGACCTCCACTCGCTCCTGTTGGGTCTCTTGGTTTTCCCACGGTTCCGCGAGCATACCGTTGATAAATCCCTGCAATCCCATCATCGAGCTTTTGGCTTCCAAGAATGCGACCGCGAGATTTCCCCAAGTGCATTTGCGATCCGGTGAGTAGAGAGACGATAGATGGTAAGAGCGGACACTCGGAAGGCTCGCTTTGTTCTCTGGAACCCACTTCCCATGACGCAGCGCGGCAACCTTCTGAGAGTCCGTAATCTTCCCCTGACAAAGTTGGCAAACATAATGAGCAGTGGTCCGTATCTGCTGCCAATCTGGTCGTCCTTCCTCGGTCTTAGCGTTGTCCCAAGTGACTTGTCGCCACTCTAGTTTGATCGGCTCTTTGCAGTGCGGACATGGAATGTAATACCGTCGCTGGTCTCCGCGAAGGTAACGCTGCCAGATTCGACCTTCGGAGGTCGTCGGAGTGCTGGTGAAGAACGCTTTGGAGCTTGAGAACGCTTTGAGTCGCTGCTCGGCAAGATCCAGAGCGTCGGCTTCCTTCGCAGTGGCTTCCGCGAACTTGTCCACTTCATCCCCAACCAGAATGCGGACGGGTCGAGACGCTAGATTCGCTGGTGAGTTGGAACCGACAAAGGTCAACGTGCATCGGTCAAACTGCTGCTCCAGATTGGTGATCTGGTCTTTGTCAGTTGGGAACCGCGCAACCATTGCTGGCGAGTCTTCCAGCATTGGCAACCAGCGACTCTTGGAGAAACTGCGAGCTAGATTCTCGGAAGGCATCAACCACAGCGCGGGACTTGGCTCAACGTCAATGGACCAAGCGAGACCGGCCATCAATGTCGTTGTCTTGCTGGTTTGTGAACCCCAACAGAGCGTCACTTCCGAGACCGCTGGATCTTTCCAACACTCAAGCGGCTCTCTGCAATATGGTCTGACTGCTGTGGAGAATGGTCCGGGGTGTTCAGTCTGACGCTGACTTAGCGATAGGTTGGCTTCAGCCCACTCAACCACAGACTGCCGTGGAGTTGGTCGCCAGAGTTGCCGTCGGAACTCCAAGATCTCGCGCTCAAGATCAGTCATCAGAAAAGCTCCTCAATAATCTGACCGCTCTTGATTTGGTAGCGAGCGGCTCTAGTCATATCAATCAACGCTACTCTCTCGGTGCGCCCGTTAACCGTTTTGTCGGTGGCTTGATGGTTAGTAGCCCATGTTGCGTTGCGGTTGAAGATTTCAACCATCAGCACCAAGTCGTCGTCGTGAAGGTGCAGGATTCCAAAGAACGGAAGCTTGGTATGCTTGGAAACCTCAAGCGCGGCTTGAAGCTTTGACCATGAAATCATCCAGCGGTTGCCGTAAGTGGTCTGGAGCTTAGTGAGACCGTAATTCCGAGTTTTGACCTCATAGCTTCCGACAATTACTCCTTTGGCTGGATCATGGATGAAACCATCAATGCGGGATGGCTCATCGTTAGAGATTCCCAAGAACTCAAAGCCGGTTTGACGCTCAATGGCTTTGAGCGCGATCCGGTTCTGTCGGAGTGCTTCAAGACCGGCTGGAGTCTGGCAGTTTAAGATTTCCACGGGTCAGTTTGATGCAGAGTCTTGAGACATACTTCTTGGACCCAACGGTCCAACTCGCGCTCAGCGTGTTCTGGGTCGTGCGGTGCAATGCGTCCAGCCAGTTGCTTCGGCATTGATTTGAGAAGACTGGCGACCGCCCCATCATGGTCTTGCATCACTTTCTTGACCCAAGAGCCAGAGACTAGAGTGCGCTCCTTTTCGGATAATGAAATGACATCCTCCCGTGCGCTAATAAGGTTTTTTGCAGCAGTAGCGTGAACCGTAACCATTCTACCAGCATCGAGAGATCGAGCAGCAAGAGCTTCGGACGCTAGATTGTAAGCGGCTCGTTCAATCTGCTTCTGCCGCTCGTAGGCTCCCTGCGGTGAATCTTCAGTTGCCAAAGCTGCATTGATGGCAATCGCTGCTTCCGGTGGTCTGTAGGGTCCGCTGGACGCTTCTGGTGCGCTTTGCTGCTGTTGCATTGCAGCCAGCCGTTGAGCGTCACTTGGTCTCCCTCCAATACCTTTGCGTGAACCTCTCCAAGCGTCGGCTTCTTCTGGTGAGGTCAACGGCATTCCATTAGCCACAAGCTGTGAGACTCGACCTTTGCTCAAACCGCTGTGCTTGCAGTATTCAGTCTGAGTCATTGCAGCATGATCGGCAGTTCATCTGGCTTCATCTTCAAGAGTTCTTGAAGACCGCGCTTGACGGTGTTGTACGTCGGTTGCTTCGGGTCTGGCTGGTAAAAAGTTGCAACTTGATCGACGGTGAAAGATCCGCTTTTTATGCGGCTTAAATGCCATTTAAGCGTCGAGTGTCCGATATTGAGAAGTAGGTAGTCGGTAGCTAGTGACATATGTTTGTATTACAATAGCGAGTTCGCTCGCGCTAGATCATCGGCCCCGCGCGATCACCTGCGTATTTAACATAAGCGGGAGCCTCCTAACGCTATTGCATTAGGTAGCTGAAACGCTATTGATATAGCGTTACCGTTAAATGCTGAGCAAATACGCGAAAACATGGTCATTTGCTTTTGCTTTTGCTCTTAGGGATGAGCTTGTTCACAGTTTCTTTGGATGGTATTGATACTGTAGTAACTCGCTCATTAAGCTTACGTTGTAATACAATCTCCTCACCGCGATTGAGAATGTGGACAACGCGAGCAATACCACAGCCCATTAGCTTTCCAATCTCACGATAGGTCAATCCTTCCTGCCGCTTGCGATAGGCTCTTTCGCAATCATAGAGACCAATCCAGCGCGATACGTCATCGTCATCGTCGAGTCCTTCGATCTTGTCAGGATACTTGATCCAACCTCTAGCGACAGCATCAAGCACAAGCTTTGGTGCTTCACGCAACAGCGTTAGCTTAGCTTGTGACTCAAGCAGGTCGTCATCTTCAATCTCTCCCTCTTGCACTTTGCGACACAGATACTTCTGAGTTCCTCCCATATTACTTAGCGGCTTTCTCTTCTAATGCTTCCATCTGGTTGTGTAGATCAACAATGGTGTTGTTGGCTTTGGCTAATTCAATTTCAAGCTTACGAGCTAACGTCATTATGTTTGCCAAAGTAATAGGGTCGTAATGCTTTCGCAGACGCTCAAATTCTGCATTGCAAAGCGGAGTAAGTGACTCTGTGTACTGGACAAATTCTTGTGGTGTCATGGCTCAAAATGGTTGTTGGTTGGTCAGAACGGAATGTCATCTTCAGGTCCAAGCGGATCGTTAGCTGACACCTTCTTCTGTTGTGGTTGTGGTCGTTGGTCTAAGTCACTGTAGTTGCCAAGAATAGCTCCCTTCTTGCCTTCTTGTCTGGCTTGCTTAGATACAGACTGAACTATCATACCGTCATTGCCGTATTGATCGCG